GCCTATATCTGGCAGCCGGCTTATCAGGCAGGAGAGCCAGACAGAATTTTGGGATATTCGGTTCATACTTCTGCCTATGCACCAAAGGATGCGGTCTCTTTTGGAGATTACAGTTATTACAATATCGGTGACCGTGGAACCAGATCCTTTAAACAGCTGAACGAACTGTTTGCAGGAAATGGAATGATTGGTTTTGTTGCCAAAGAGCGTGTGGATGGAAAGTTGGTGCTTCCGGAAGCTGTGCAGGTGATGAAATTGAAAGCAGACTGATACAGGGAAACAGGAGAGGCAGGGTGGCAGTGTCGTCCTGCCGACTCCTTTTTGAGGTGATACAGATGTCAGTAACATTAGAAGAAATGAAGAATTATCTGCGGGTAGATTTTGAGGATGATGACAGGCTTCTGGCAGATCTGATCGAGCAGGGACAGCAGATCTGTATGGATGTGGCACGGATCACGGATGAGGATGAGTTTGAGGAACTGCCAGGGACGAAGATTGCGGTGCAGTATGCAGTGGCGTATCTGTATGAGAACAGGGAGGAAGCGGATCATCATCAGCTGGTGCTGGATCTGAGAAGCCTGCTGTTCGGGGTGAGAAATCCTGGGTTCTGAGAATGGCTGCTGTATGGGAGCGGTGAAGATATTGAGATTGTGGGGCAGGTGAGACATGTGGATGTGGCACGGATGAATGAGAAGGTGGTTTTCCAGAAATGTTCCGTTGTGAAGGACGGGATCGGGAACCACAGGAACGAGTGGAAGGATGATTACTGCTGTTTTGCCACGATTGGCGGCGAGGGGCTTGCAAGTTCAAAGGAAGCAGAAGCCGCCGGGAATGTGGTGGAGGATGTGGGAATGACGGTGACTGTGAGATTCTGTGAAAAGGTTTCCGGGATCCGGTCTGTTACGCACAGGATTCTGTTCCGTGGGGAGATTTATGACATTGTAAATGTGGATCACCTGAATTTCAAAAAGAAGTGTGTGAAGTTTACATGCAGGAAGGTCAGGAGGTGACAGGATGACCGGGGACAGATGCACGGTCAGCCAGATGGCGGACGTGATCATGGAAGGGCTTGAGGAATATGCGAAACTTGCCGCTGAGGATATGAAGAAGGCTGTGAAGAAAGCCGGCGCGGAGGCAAAGAAAGATATTCAGGCAAATGCCCCTGTCAGGACAGGTGCCTATGGGAAAAGCTGGGCGGTAAAGACCACGAAGGAAACGGCAAATGCAATGGAGATTGTGGTGTATTCCAGAAACAGGTACCAGCTGGCACATCTGCTTGAGTTTGGTCATGCCCTGAGAAAGGGCGGCAGGACGAGGGCTTTTCCGCATATCGCACCTGCTGAGGAGAAGGCGGCACAGATTCTGGAAAAAGAAGTGGAGGCGGCTTTGAAATGACACTGGAAGAATTTACAGGGATCCTGGAAGAAACCGGGATTCCTTTTGCATATGACCACTTTGCGGAAGGGGAAAGCCCGGAGCCGCCTTTTCTCTGTTACCTGCTTCCAGGCAGTGAGAACTTTGCGGCTGACGGAGGGGTATATTTCCGGATTAGTGAGGTACGTGTGGAACTTTATACGGATCGGAAGGATCTGGAGGCGGAAGCAAAGGTGGAGGCAGTGCTGGATGCTGCCGGGATTTTTTATAACAAATCGGAAGTCTGGATTCCAAGTGAGAGACTTTATGAGGTTTTGTTCAGTTTTATGATGGAGGGATAACGATGGGTGATAAGAATAACAAGGTCAAGTATAACCTGAAAAATGCACATTATGCACTGCTGACGATCGGGGAGGACGGAGTGGTGAAGTATGCGGCTCCTGTGCCGCTGCCTGGTTCGGTTTCGCTGTCTCTGGATGCCAACGGTGAGCCGGAGAATTTTTATGCGGACGGCATTGCCTACTATGTGATCAACAATAACATGGGCTATGACGGGGATCTGGAACTGGCACTGATCCCGGAGAGTTTCCGGACGGATGTGCTGAAAGAGAAGCTGGATGCAAAGGGTGTGCTGATTGAGGACGCGGATGCAGAGCTGGCACAGTTTGCCCTGCTGTTTGAGTTTGACGGGGATGTGCGGCATATCCGCCATGTGATGTATAACTGTTCGGCTTCCCGTCCGAAGATCGAAGGAAAAACCAACGAGGACAAGAAGGAAGTGCAGACGGAAACGCTGACCATCAAGTCCACACCGCTGGCAGACGGCAAGGTAAAGGCAAAGACCGGGAATACAACGGATTCTACCGTTTATGACGGATGGTATAAGGCGGTGTACCTGCCGGCAGCACTGGCAGAAGCAGCTTCCCTGCCTGAAGGGGAGAAGGTTGTGGCGGATGCTGGAAAATCGGGAAAGGCACTGAGCTGAGGAGGAGACGGATATGAGCATCATGAAGAAGATTGAGATTGACGGGAAGCCGGTGGCTTTTAAGGCATCAGCGGCAATCCCGCGTATTTACAGAATCAAGTTTCAGAGGGATATTTACAAGGATCTGCGTTCCCTGGAAAAGAGCATCGGTGACGGGGATCCGGAGGAGTCTTCCCTGGATTTGTTTTCTCTGGAAATGTTTGAGAATATTGCGTATGTGATGGCGAAACATGCGGATCCGTCTATCCCGGATAATCCGGAGGACTGGCTGGATGAGTTTAACACGTTCAGTATTTATCAGGTTCTGCCGAAGCTGATTGAGCTGTGGGGCATGAATATCAAGACGGATGTGGAGGCTAAAAAAAACTTCATGCAACAGACCGTGAAATGACAACGCCTCTGTTTCTTCTCCGGTGTGTGCAGCTGGGAATTTCCATCCGGGATCTGGATCTGCTGACTATTGGCATGGTGAATGATATGTTTGTGGAGAACAGGAACGATGAGTACAAGGGATGGAGACAGGTTGCCACACAGGAGGATTTTGACAGGTTCTGAATAAAAATGGTATTGATTTAGAATATGCTGACTAGCAATATTTAAGGTGATATGCTATAATTTTTTTATCGTTACTTTCGGAGGAAAATTATGGAGTGGGCAAAAGATATTGTTGGTGTTGATCAGGAAAAGCGTGGTACATATCGGAGTTTAAATGGAGCGGCGGATGAGAACATATTTCAGGGAAGAGCAAGTAAAGCAGGATTTTATTGCTTTTTTAAGGTATGGAGAGATATGCCTTATGACGCAGTGTTAGATTACAAAAACGTTTTATATAGAGTTGAAGTGAAAGGCAGTTCGGGTAATAATTTTGATGTGACAAGAGGAACACGTTCAGGACAGCAAATAAAAAAAGGTTCATCAAGAAAACGTCACTTAACAAGGGAAGACTGTGACTTTGCAGTAGGAGTGGATAGTAATACAGGAGAGTGCTATATAATACCGGAAGATATAGTTGAAGTGATAGGAACAACAACTCTAAGCAAAAAAACACTTAAAGATTTTAAAGAAAAATGGGGACTTTTTATGTTTGACTCAGAAAATAATATTCTGAGTGAAGAACAAGTGCGAGATGGATTAAGAAGGTTAGATGAGGAAGAATTGGAGTCTATTATTAAAAGACTACAAGTGACTGTTCCAGATGGAGAAATGAAAATAGCTGGTAAAAGAAAAAAAATCATTGACCAAAAGGATAAGATGGTATTTTCTATTTGGAAAAGTATTGCACAGAAATTATGAGAACATATAAAAAGTGATAATGAAGTTGAAAGCATTTGTCAAAAGTGGCAGGTGCTTTTTTTGTGCCCGGAGAGATCCGGGTATTTTTGTGCCTTTTTTTATGAGATTTAGGGGGAGAGCCGCATGGCAGGGAACAGAATCAAGGGGATCACTGTCGAGATCGGCGGTGATACCACGAAATTGCAGACCGCCTTAAAGGGGGTTAATACAGAGATCCGGAATACGCAAAGCCAGCTGAGGGATGTTGAGAAGCTGTTAAAGTTGGATCCGGGGAATACGGAACTGCTGGTTCAGAAGCAGAGGCTTCTGAAGGATGCGGTTGCGGAGACGAAGCAGAAGCTGGAAACGCTGAAAACTGCTGCGGAGCAGGCGAACCAGGCTCTGGCGAACGGGGATATTTCCCAGGATCAGTACGATGCCCTGCAGAGGGAGATCATTGAGACGGAGCAGAGGCTGCGGAGTCTGGAACAGCAGGCGGAACAGTCTTCGGTTGCTTTGCAGAAAATCGGGGCTACCGGGGAGAAGCTACAGACAGTTGGAAACAAGATTTCTTCCGTGGGGCAGAAGCTGCTTCCTGTGACGGGAGTGGTGACCGGGCTTGGAACTGCAGCTGTGAAGACGGCGGCAGATTTTGATTCCGCCATGAGCAAGGTTGCGGCGGTGTCCGGGGCAACGGGGAAGGATTTTGACGATCTCCGGAGCAAGGCCAGGGAGATGGGTGCCAAGACCAAGTTTTCTGCGACTGAGGCGGCGGAGGCGATGAACTACATGGCCATGGCCGGCTGGAAAACGGGGGATATGCTGGGCGGCATTGAGGGTGTCATGAACCTGGCGGCGGCATCCGGGGAAGACCTGGCAACGACCTCGGATATCGTGACGGATTCGCTCACGGCGTTCGGGCTGAAAGCGGAGGATTCCGGGCATTTTGCGGACGTGCTGGCGGCAGCAAGTGCCAATGCGAACACTAATGTCTCCATGATGGGCGAGACGTTTAAATACTGTGCGCCTGTTGCCGGGGCTTTGGGATTCTCGGTTGAGGATACGGCGGAAGCCATCGGCCTGATGGGAAATGCCGGTATCAAGGCTTCCCAGGCGGGTACTTCCCTGCGTTCCATCATGACCAACCTGACCGGGGATGTGAAGCTGTCCGGTGCGGCAATCGGAGATGTGACCATTGCCACCACTAACGCGGATGGATCCATGCGGAGTCTGTCTGCGATTCTGGCTGACTGCCGGGTGGCTTTTGGCGGAATGACCGAGGCGGAGAAGGCGAACAACGCGGAGGCACTGGTTGGAAAGAATGCCATGTCCGGCTTCCTTGCCCTGATGAATGCGGCTCCGGAGGATATCAACAAGGTGTCCGGGGCTGTTAATAACTGTAAGGATGCCGCAAAGAACATGGCGGATACTATGCAGGACAATCTGGAAGGACAGATGACGATCCTGAAATCCCAGCTGCAGGAACTGGCGATTTCTTTTGGCGACCTGCTGATGCCTGCGGTGCGGAGTATTGTTGCCGGACTGCAGGGGATGGTGAATGTTCTGAACGCCATGCCGGACGGGGTGAAGCGGGTGATCATGATCATTGCCCTGCTGGTGGCGGCACTGGGACCGGTGCTGATCCTGATCGGCAAGACAATTTCCGCAGTGGGAACCATTATGACATGGATTCCGAAGCTGGCAGGTGCAATCAATACGGTAAAAGGTGCTTTTGCTGCTTTGAGTGCCACGATGATGGCGAACCCCATCGCCATTGTAATTGCTGCCATTGCCGCTCTTGTGGCGGCGTTTATTTATCTTTGGAATACCAACGAGGAGTTCCGGCAGTTCTGGATCCGGCTGTGGAATGAGATTAAAGAGGTGGCTGTTCAGGTGTGGACGGCTGTTTCGCAGTTCCTTGTTTCGGCATGGAACGGGATCAGGAATACGGCGGTGGCTGTATGGAACGGGATTAAGGATTTCTTTTCTGGTCTGTGGAACGGAATCCGGACGCTGTTTACAACTGTTGTAACTGCGATTTCTACGTTCCTTGCAGGAGCATGGAATGGAATCCGTGCTACGATTATGGCGGTGTGGAATGCAGTAGCGGCATTTTTTACATCGGTATGGAATGGAATCAAAACAGTTACTACGACCGTGGTTACTGCGATCCGGACGTTCCTGCAGTCTGCATGGAATGGAATTAAGACGCTCATTACCACGGTGATGAATGCAATCCGGACTGTGGTTTCTACGGTGTGGAATGGAATCCGGACGGTGATTACAACCGTGATGAACGGAATCAGGGGTGTGATCAGTTCGGTATGGAACGGAATCCGAAATACCATTTCTTCGATAGTGAATGGAATTAAGAGTACGGTTTCCGGTGCTTTTAATGCCATGTGGAATGGGATTCGGAGTACCATTTCCGGGATTTATAATACGATCCGTGACGGACTTGGCAATGCAGTGAATTATATTACCAGTCTTGCATCTGCCGGATGGCGGTGGGGTGCGGATATCATCAATGGTATTGTGAACGGGATCCGGAGCTGTATTGGTGTGGTTGCCAATGCGGTGACGGATGTGGCGAACACGATCCGGGCACATCTGCATTTCTCGGTTCCGGATGAAGGACCTCTTACAGATTTTGAGAGCTGGATGCCTGACTTTATGAGTGGTCTGGCTGAGGGCATTGAGAAGAGCAGGGGAATGGTAAAGGCTGCTGTGAACAGTGTGGCTGCGGATATGGTGGTTTCGCCGCAGATGGCTGTGGCAGATGGCGGTGTGATGACCGGTACGGGATCGTCCGGCAGTGCGGATCTGACGGCGGGCATTGTGTCGGCGTTGAAGGATGTGCTGGGTGATCAGAAAGGACAGCAGGGGGATCTGGTGATTCCGGTTTATCTGGGTAACCAGCTGCTGGATGAGGTGATCGTGACGGCACAGCAGAGAATGAGTCTGAGGAGCGGAGGTAGATAGGATGGCTTTTTTTCAGTATCTTGTGTTTGACGGGGAGA